TCAATTCAAGCGGTGCTGGCGCTACTATCGGATTTGACTGGACTGGTTCATTAAATGGTTCTCCAGGAGGATCAGCTATTAGTATTACCCAAGACAATGCAGACAACCTTGATACCAACGATATCTTGATTACTCGAGGTACTGGTATCAGGACTGCACCAGCTCTTAACATTGATGACGCTTCCACAGGATCAGCCGACTTGATTGACATTGACCTTACTGGTATTTACACCGGTAACGTAATTGACTTCGCT